TGTTCATATTATTGGAAATATCTGCGAATCAAGAAAAGATTGTATAGTGACATTATCTCCAGAAAGAGCTGATGTTGTTAATAACAGTAGCTATTCTGGTAAAGAAGCTGTAGACACAGTTGCATTTAGAGATACTCTAACTTCAACATCATATGCAGTTATGGATAGTGGTTGGAAATATCAATATGATAAGTACAACGATCTTCAAAGATATATTCCAGCTAATGGAGACACTGCAGGATTAATGGTAAGAACAGATATTGCTAGAGATCCTTGGTATTCACCAGCTGGTTTCAATAGAGGTATCTTAAAAAATGTTAACAAGTTAGCATTTAATCCAAACAAAGCTGAAAGAGACCTGTTATATAAAAACGGTGTCAATCCAATAACTGTATTTCCTGGAGAAGGAACAGTTCTATTTGGTGACAAAACACTACTAGCTAAGCCAAGCGCATTTGATAGAATCAATGTAAGAAGATTATTCATTGTTCTTGAAAAAGCAATTGCAACGGCTGCTAAATTTACATTATTCGAATTCAATGATGCTTTCACAAGAGCTCAGTTTGTACAAATGGTTGAGCCATTCTTGAGAGACGTTCAAGGTAGAAGAGGTATCTTTGACTTTAGAGTAGTTTGCGACGAATCAAACAATACTGCTGAAGTTATAGATTCAAATAGATTTATTGGTGACATTTATATTAAACCAGCTAGATCTATCAACTTCATTCAACTGAACTTCATTGCAGTGAGAACTGGTGTAGAATTTAGTGAAGTAGTTGGTCAATTTGGTTAATATGAATATAAATACTAGTAGGAGAAAATAAATGGCGTTCAACATTAACTTATTTGCAGGTGCTCTAAAACTAGGTGGTGCTAGAACTTCACTATTCCAAGTGAATATAACTAACCCAGCTAACGGAGCTGCTGATATTCAGGTACCTTTCCTTGCGAGAACTGCCCAGATTCCAGCTGCTACAATTGCACCTTTAGATGTTCCATACTTTGGAAGACAATTAAGACTAGCCGGAAACAGAACTTTTGCTGATTGGACAGCTACAATCATTAATGATGAAGATATGCAGATTAGAAATGCAATGGAGGAGTGGTCTAATTCGATCAATGGTTTCCAAGACAATCTAAGAAAATTTGGTGCATCATCTCCAGCATTATATAAGTCCACTGCTCAAGTGACTCAATTTAGTAAAACAGGTGTTCCTGTAAGAGTATACAATATGGTAGGTATCTTCCCAACTGAAATTTCAGCTATTGAAATGGATTGGGGTACAGATGCAGTATCAGAGTTTACTTGTACATTTACATACGATTATTGGGAAGTTTCTGGAGGTATCACCGGCAATGCTGGTGGGGCCTAATTTCAATTAATTGAAAAAAGTATTGGACTCATAAATAGTTTTGTAGTACAATACTAATAACAAAGGTAGTCATGGCAATTGAATTATTTGGTTTTCGCATTGGTCGAAAAGAAGAAGAACAGAAATTAAAGGACGACAATCTAAAGTCGTTCGTTCCACCAAGTCTTGATGACGGAGCTGTAGAGATAGCTGCAGGTGGTGCTTATGGCACCTATGTAGATCTTGAAGGCTCTGCCAAGTCTGAGGCAGAATTAGTAACAAGATACAGAGAAATGTCACTCCAACCGGAGTGCGACTCTGCTATTGATGATGTTGTAAACGAATCTATAGTTTACAATGAAAAAGAACCAGCAATATCTATAGTCTTAGATGATCTAAAAGCTGGAGCAGGAATTAAGAAAAGGATCCACGAAGAGTTTGAAAATGTTCTTAGAATGTTGAACTTTACAACTAACTCATATGATATATTCAGAAAATGGTATATTGATGGAAGATTGTACTATCATTTAGTTATTGATGAAAGTAATCCTAGAGCTGGTATTCAAGAATTAAGATATATTGATCCTAGAAAAATTAGAAAAGTAAAACAAGCTATTAAAAAGAAAGATGAGAAAACTAATACTATTCTCACTAAAGGTTATATTGAATACTATATTTTCCATCCAAGAGGAATTAATAGAGCAAATCAAGGTTTAAAAATATCTAAAGATAGTGTATGTTTTATACACAGTGGTTTATTAGATCAAAGAATGTTATTAGTTCTTGGTCATTTACATAAAGCGATTAAACCTTTAAATCAACTTAGAATGTTGGAAGATGCTTCTGTAATTTATAGATTAGCAGGAGCACCTGAAAGAAGAATATTTTATATTGATGTTGGTAATTTACCTAAAATAAAAGCTGAACAATATCTTAGAGATATGATGGTTAAGCATAAAAATAAATTAGTCTATGATGCTAGTACTGGTGAAGTAAGAGATGATAGAAAATTTATGACTATGTTGGAAGATTTCTGGCTACCGAGAAGAGAAGGTGGTAAAGGAACAGAGATTACATCTTTACCAGGTGGACAGAATTTAGGTGAGATGGAAGACATTGAATACTTTAAAAGAAAATTATACAAAGCATTAAATGTTCCTGTATCAAGAATGGAAGCTGAGAATAATTTTAATTTGGGTAGAGCTTCAGAGATTACTAGAGATGAATTAAAGTTTACAAAATTTATTGCAAGATTGAGAAATAAATTTTCAGCACTATTTGATAATCTTTTAGAAACACAATTAATTCTCACAGGCGTTACCACAAGAAAAGAATGGCATGAAATGAGAGAGCATATACATTATGACTTCTTAGAAGATAATCATTTCACCGAATTAAAGAATGCCGAAATAATGGGAGATAGATTAAGATTGCTTGGTGAAGTTGATGCATTTGTTGGAAAATATTTCAGTCAAGAATATGTTAAAAAGAGCATACTTCATATGAATGAAGATGACATTAAAAAAGAAGCAGACTTGATGAAGAAGGAGGAAGAAAGTGAACCAAATGATGAAGAAGGTGATGATCAGCAACCACAACAACAACCTGAACCAGAACCTGAGCCAGAACAGCCTCAGGAAAGTTTTCAAGCTGCCAATACAATATCTGAAGAGGAAAAAACATTAGTACAGAATATGACTAAGATTATGGAAAATGTTTCAGATGATAAGGCAGCGGATAATGAAAGATGATGTCAAAAACGCTAAGGTCTTAGCGACTTCATTAGCATTTACAAAAAAAGAAATACAAAAATTAAGAGAAGACTTTACTTCATATAAAATTGATGAAGAAAGTCTTATAGGTCCTAAAGGAGAAAAAGGAGACGCTGGATCCAAAGGAGAAAGAGGTTTTCTTGGATCACAAGGGGAAATTGGTCCACAAGGACCTAAAGGTGATCAAGGATTATTAGGCGAACAAGGTCCTACTGGAATACAAGGCGAAGTCGGACTACAAGGTGAAAAAGGTGCTCGAGGATTACAAGGATTATCAGGTAAAGCAGGACCACAAGGATTACAAGGACCTGTTGGATTATTAGGAGAGCAAGGTCCAATCGGACTACCAGGACCAATTGGTCCATTAGGAAAACAAGGAGAAAAAGGTGATAAGGGCAATAAGGGCGATACCGGCTTACAAGGTAAACAAGGAATTCAAGGTGAGCAGGGTTCACAAGGCATACAAGGATTACAAGGACCTGCGGGACCAAGAGGTCAAACGGGCCAACGAGGTGAAACAGGGATACAAGGACCACAAGGAATTGCAGGACCAGTTGGCGACATTACGCAAGTTGACCTTAAACCGTTAGAAACAAAATTACAAACTGATTTAGGAAAATTTAAAGATTCAATTGCTGCTCAAGTCACAAGAGCAAATTTAAATAAACCTGCTGGTTCATCTGGTGGTGGTGAAGTAAGATTAGAATACTTAGATGATGTTGATAGAGATAGTGCTAAAACAAATGGTTGGTTTTTAAAATGGGATTCAACATCTCAAAAATTTGTTGGTAATGTTGCTAGTGGTTCTTCTTCTGGTGTAACAGTTCAAGAAGAAGGAACAAACATTGGAACATCAATAACAAAATTTAATTTTGTTGGATCAACTGTTACAGCTTCTGGTAATTCAACTGTTGTTACAATTAATAGTAATCCAGATGCTAATTATATTAGTAATACTGCAGCTAGATTATTAATCAGTGATAGAGCTCAAGTTGC